TAGCACCCTGTTATCAGGATGCTCACAGTTCCACAGTATCAGGCTCGACCAGTTCTTTCTCGGATAGTTCTCGTTCTTGGTCTCCATCGCAGTACCGATGTATTTCCTTTTGTGCTTGGTAAAGTAATTGTGCTTAACTACTTGTACCGCTTTTGTTGGGTCAAATAACTTGTCCAGTTCGGCAATGTCGGCAAGCATCAGCATATCGCTTGCGTCCATAAATATCGCCCTACCTCTAAACCCCGTGAAGTAAGGCACTAGGAATCTTTGGTAGATAAAGGTGTTCGACCCATCTCTTTGTTTACCAAAAAAGGGAGTGATCGCCACCGCCTCAGAAGTGCGCTCAATCAAGGATTGGGTAAAAACATGATACCCAATAGCCTCCCGAGGGTCGTAGCCTGCAAAGATTCTGATCATTGCAACCCTAAGCGATAGATCGTTCTGTCAATCAATTCCGCTATTTCGTCAACAATGTTTTGCAATTGGCTCTCATCTGGCATTGCTTTTCTGTTCTTAATTACATAGTTTTGTATGCTAACCATGTATTTCATTGGGTCTTTAGCATTATGGAAATTCTCTGGGAAATCTTTGATGCGCTCGTAACACCCTGAGTATGCTTCTGCAAATCTATCGGTTAATTCAATGATCTGGGGATAATATTTGCCCAAGGCTTTATGCACACCTAAATCGGTGGTGGACAAGTGCATGAAGTGGGTAACAGTTCCCGAGTGGAGCAATGTGCTTATGAAGTCTGCAACATCTTTTTGGTTTTCGTAAGCCATATATATCCTAAAAAGGTGGGGGAGAGCACCCCCCAAAGGCAACTGCTCATCTTTATTTTAGCAAGGTTCTTATCGTTTCGTTCAATACTGTCATCTCATTTGTTTTATAAACCTTCCATATTCTTTGTTGTCCGTGTATCCCGTTAAACGCCCCTTGGTGGCAGTCTTTACATAAGGGAATACAAAGGTATTGTTCGTGTTGGACGATGTGGTGCGCGTCACTCGGGCCACTCGCGTCACAGACCCCACAGTTCATTTCCTTGATCTGGGCTAAGTGTTTGCGCTCTGCTAGGGTAGGTTTATTGTTCAAAGGTCACACCGTGTTCTGCACCCCATGCGTGTAGCCACTCCACAAACTCCGAGGCTTGCTCTTTGGTGAATTTACGGGTTTGCTGACCGAGCTGCACAATGCCCGTCCCGTCTAGGCTTGGCACGATCTTGCCCTCGTTTAGTTTTTGGTCTTTACAAAATTGCCAAACTAGCATCCGCTTCCAATCCTCTGCATCCCACTTTGCGCCCAGATGCGAGGCTTGATGGGCTATTTCCTCAATCATGGCGTGATACTTGGAGTTCTGTGGGCATGACCGACTTGCGTTCTTGATCTCTAAGGTCAATTGCTTGCCAGATGCTAGGGCTTCTTTGACTTTAGGCCACAGCGTTCCCATCACCGCAGTCGCGTTGTCCTTGTTTAAATCAACTTTCATTTGTATTCCTGTTCAGCCATGTGGCAAAAAATAGAACACTCAATGTTTTGTTCTTTAGGATAATCGCCTACGTCTTTAGGCAGTTCGTCTAAATAAACCCTTTCACCCTTGGACTTGGTAATGCTTGCGCCAATAAAACGCTCTAGTTTTGCCATGCGGTCAAAATGGTCGGGGAAATCTACTCTGATTTTGTTCCAATACCCCGCCCCCCCCTTGACGCAACCAATGCAATTGTTGTTGTGATAACCCAATTTATACATTACTGGAAGTTCAACATTGGCGTTTTTTAGCATAGCCAGACAATCTTCTTTAGACAATCCCTTGTCAATCAGAGGTGTCCAAATGTCCACATCGTTGTTGGCATCTATAAATCGGTCTAATCGGTGTTGCTCTTCTGCCGTATAGCCAAACACTTGGCGGTCTGTTATCTGCTCAAACTTTTGTCTGACTTCCTTTTTAAGAAACTTGGTACATGGTGCGCCAGCAATGCCCACTATATACTTTTGTTTCATAAACACATTAAAAATACTACCTTTGTATTTTTCATTACGCAGTATTTGGATTTCTTGACCAAACCACTTTTCACACTCTTTTAGGAATCGCTTGTTGTCTGGGTGCTCTTCTGCCACTTCGGTGTAAGCAATTATTAAAGGCAATTTGCCTGCATTCTCGGCAATAGCCAATTTGGTAGCCACCGCAGATGCCGCGCCACAGGAAAACCAACAGACTATTCGCATTCTTGCACCATGATGTTTGCGCCAGCAGTCTCGGCATAGACCTTAGTGATGTGCGCCTCTACGATCTGGCTGTCATCCGTGTAAACAATCCCGTTCATTGCGTCTGTAATGCTTTTGTAAACATTATCTATATCCACCTTCTTGGGATATTCCACGCCCCTTAAACAGGCTTCCTTGCGCTTTTTGGAGTAGGAAGTAGGTACACCATAGCGGAGGTATAAAAACACAGTTAAAGCCCCTTGTAGTGGCTCTGATGCGCCTATTGCTTGTCGGGCTTTCATGGCTACATGAGTTTCGTAGTCAATTGTCTTGGCATCGGTGTATGTTTGGACAAACTGACCTCTACGGGCAAACCTTGGTCTGCCTTTGGGTACTGGGTCACCTTCGACCTCAAAAGTTACGATTAGGGTCACGCAGTTCTTTCAGTCGTTGGACAATCAAGGTATTGAGAGTAGGAAAATCCGACTTCAGCAGCTTGGTCATGTGCCTGGCATGGTCTATCGTGCCTTTGTTCATTGCCATCAAAGCGTAGTGATTCGCCAAATAGTCCAGAAATGTCTCCTGTTGCGTATAAGGCTTGATTTGTGACAAATATGGACATGGGTTCTCGGTGGGTTTTGATGCGGTCAAGGATTGCATGGGCTTCAGTCTTGGTCATACAAATAAAAGTTCCTGTTTATTAACAATACCGCCAGAGTCATAGTGTTTTGAATTTCCCTTGGGATATGGCATAACGGGGTATTTAAGTTTTAAATTAAGTTCTTTTTTATCTCGTTTATTGCCTACAAAGTAAATATATCTATGTTTCCTTGAGCGCTCAACATAATAAAAGTCATCACCATGTTCTGCTTTAATTTCTTCTAAAGTTAATCCATCGCTTATTGTTTTTGAGTGTTTATGCTCTTGGCCTTTAATAGTCCAATCAACCCTATTGGCTGATAAACCCGTATACAAAAAGTTTGTCGATTGATATACATAACCCACATGGCCTTGGGCTGTATCAGCATAGGAAACCACAATTGATGGCTTGGGTAATAGCTTCATACTGTTAGCCACCAAGAATGATGCCCAGTTTTTTTCATTGGTTTCCAAGCAAACCCTATTTAGCTCTAATACTTTACTGGAATATTCTTTCCCACAGATACCCATGCACAAGGCGGGCGAGGCAGGTATTCCATAGGTTATGACACCAACAAGGCTTGATTCCTCATATAAGCCAAAGGCAAACATAATCTGTGGCATACGCTTGGCATAGTGCTTTTGAAGCAACCAAGGTTCAGTTTCTTCGTTTTTGATAGGTAAAACCTTCATTTTTTAGTCAACCTCGCAATGTAATCCCTTACAAAACTAGGCATCGGGGCAACATTCTTGGTATCTTCTTCAATCTTCAGCAAAGCAGGGTCTTTAAAGTTCACATTTACGTTAACAGTCATTTCAGGCACTTCAGCACCATCCCACCGCATTTGATTGATGTAGACCAAGGGCGCAGGAATAAATGCCCCATCGCCTTTTTTCCATTGTTCGGTGGTTTTCATCCAAATGACGTGTTTTATTATTTGGTCTGCTTGTAGGTCAAGTTTTAACTTGTCCCACTTTGCTTTGCATTGGGCTTTACCGCCCTTTCTAACATTGCTAGGCCAAGCCTTCCAGAACTCTTCAAACATCTGCTATCCCCTTAATTGCCTTTTGGTGATTGTTTGAGCAAAGCAAAGCCTTACCGCATAAAAATGAAGTTTCGCTCTGCTTCGATAACTTGCCTTTCGGAGCCATGTCATCGCATCGCATCGGACAGACTTAAAGGGTTTTGAGGCGCATACGCGAGGCTCTTATCCCTACCACCGAGTTCTATCCCTAGCCCACTCTCCCCGCTTTGGTTTGCTCGTGTAACGGGGTATCTCAGACCTAACCATCGACGTACCGCATTAGGTAGTCCAAAAACAAAAACCCCGCAAGATGCTCTGTGGTCTTGGCTCTTGGCGAGAGCAACAGCAAGACGATTGACGCGAATCAAAAATCTCGCCTGCTGTCGTACAAGACCACACAGTACCTTACGGGGTTCAAGATTCGCGTTCTCGTCTAAATGCCACTCTAGACGCTTTGCATTATACACACTATTTCCTTTATTTAAACCACTTAGGCTTTAAAACCAACAATTGCCATATTCGAGCCTTGGGGACTGTCTTCCATTGCGAGACCGCAGCTTGGCTGATGCCCAATATGTCGGCAAGATCACGCTGTGAGCCTGCCAGACGGATAAGATGTTCTTTTGTCATGCCCGATATTTTACATAAGTAAACTTATTTTGTATTAGGGAAAGTCCCTAGACAATCATAGTTAAGTTGGCTTATAGTTATGCCATGCCGTAGCAAATAGCAAGCGGTCTTTTAGGAGTTAGTATGAATCAAGCAACTCGTGACATTATGGCTCTGCTCAAAATTGACGCAGATACAGCCATTCAAGTTCAAAACCAAATGGGGGCATCAGGATTCGATTTTTCTGCATCCTCCAGAAAAGCCTTCAACCGCGAAGCAAAAATTTGTTTTGCAGTTATTAAGGGGTTGTCAGCATGATTAAAAACTACGCAGACGAACACACCGACTTAGAACGCATGACTTGTATGTGCGACCACACAGAAGTTGATTGCTTCTTTGACCCCTACTCGCAGAGTCTTCACTTTGCTTATATTGGTGGTCAGTTAGTCACCGAGATGCTACGCGACTCAGTTATAAAAGATTTAGAACGCCAGTACGAAAAGGCTTGTCTGATTGAACTTGAGGAAAACAAACTCACAGTCGCTCTAGATCGTTACTACGCTAAACAGGACTACGCATGAAACACTCTAAATACATCCAACATGGGCTAGATGGCCCGTACACCCCCGCCCCCACACTTGTTGACAAAGTATTGTTTTGGCTCTCTGGCTTTGTCTGCGGTCTTATCTTTGCCCTTTTAATTACAGGAAATTAAATGAAAAACATTGCTACTGCTTTAGTCAAGGCACAAAAGGCTTTTGAACCCGCTTTTAAGAAGGCTAACAACCCTCAATTTCGTTCCAAGTACGCAGACCTTGGTGCGTGTATTGATGCCGTTAAAGAGGCTTTAAACGATAATGGCATATACCTTTTACAAAAGAATTACGACTGTGATGATGGCGTAAAGTTGGAGACTATATTTGTCCATGAGTCTGGCGAAATGCTAGAAACTGGCATTGTCCACTTCCCTGCCAACAAACACGACCCCCAAGGGTTTGCCTCATGTTTGACTTATGCGCGTCGCTATTCGCTTATGAGTGCTTGCGGTATTGCGCCAGAACCAGAAAAACAAAATGTTTCGTTTGCAGATGACGATGGCAACGCTGCCTCTAAAAAACCCAATGTTAACGAAAAAGTTTTGTTAGATCACTTAGCTGCAATTGATGCCACCAGTAATAGCGAAGAGTTAAATTTGGCATTTACAGATGCATTTAAGGCTTGTAATGGCGATCAAGTGTGGCAAGCCAAAGTTATGGCAGCTAAAAAAACCCGTGTAGTAAGAGCAAAAAAGGAAAAAGATAATGTCTGATATTGAACAACGCACAGAAGAATGGTTTAAAGCCCGTTTGGGTAAGGTGACAGCCTCAAAAGTCGCAGATGTAATAGCCAAGACCAAAACTGGTTACGCAGCTACCCGCGAAACTTACATGACCCAGTTAGTGCTAGAACGCATTACCAACAAAAAAGCAGATAGTTTTATAAATCTTGCTATGCAATGGGGAATTGACCAAGAGCCTTACGCAAGAGGGTTTTTTGAGGCTACCACGGGGCAAATGGTGCAAGAAGTAGGGTTCATGCCTCATCCAACAATTGAGATGGCTGGCGCGTCCCCTGATGGCCTTCTGGACGATGGCGAAGGCATGATCGAAATCAAATGCCCAGAAAGTAAGGGAATGATCGAAACTCTGCTAACCCAAACTGTGCCAGGCAAGTATTACACCCAGATGCAATTTCAAATGGCGTGTGCGGAACGCAGCTATTGCCAATATGTCGTATTTGACCCAAGAATGCCACTTAAGGCGCAATTGTTTATCAAACGAGTAGATCGTGACGATAAATATATCGCAGAAATTGAGGCGGAAATTGTCAAATTTCTTGCTTTGGTTGATGCTCAAGTTCAAAAACTTAACAAAATTATTAACTCCAATTGAAAGAACCTATGAAATACGATATTAAATTCCCTGCCCGTAAGTACCAAGACAAAGGCGTTGAAAAAACCTTTTGGACAACACATGGCAATTTGTGGGTAGATGATGAAACCAAGAAAATGACCATCCAACTTGATTCAATCCCAACCAAAGAATTTACAGGCAAATTGTGGGTGTTTGAGCAAAATAAATTTGCACCTAAGAATCAATTTGGTGACGGGTCAACACATGATGATGACATCCAGTTTTGATCATCCAAGAGTAAGAAATAGCGACCCAATGACAAGTTGGGTGGCTGCGGGGTCTGCCAAAGACCTCGCTAAAGCCCACGCCACCAAGATCATCCAATGCCTAAAAGACCACGGGAGTCTAGGTAAAGATGGTATTGCTCACTTCACGGGTCTGGAGTCCATGCAAGTCGCTAGGCGGTTGCATGAGTTGGAAAGAGAGGGGGAAATCTGCTTGACGGGGAATGTGGTTAAGTCAAAATCTAATCGCTTAGAACGCGAATGGAAGATAACCCCAATTCAAAGGGAATTGCTATGACACAAGATGAAATCATTGAGATGGCTAAACAGGCTGGTTTTTTAACGAATGAACTGAAAAGTTACGTTATCTCGCCATATACATTTGAAGACCAAGATTTGTATGAGGAACTTGAAGCTTTTGCAAACTTAGTAAAAGAAAAAGAGCGTGAACTTTTAAATACTGTTTTTTGGGCTTTCCAAGAATGGAAAGAAGACCACCTGTCGCAGAATAATTACATTGACGCAGTTGAGCAGATTAAAGCCGCCCACGGCATTAAAGGGGAAGCATGAGCATAGAAGCAATGAAACTAGCGCTTGATGCGTTGACATATATCCATACGGAGACAAGCGTAGATGAGGATGAACTTATAAGCAAAGCCATCAAAGCACTAGAAGAAGTACTAACGCAAGAGCAGGATAAGCCTGTGGCGTTCAAAATTTACAAACCGACACCACCACGACACGCCACCCCTAATGTTCGAGATGCTGAATTACCTTGGGTATATGACCAAGACCCATCATCGGGAAATGTTGCATCCATGTGGGTCACCCCTGTTCAAACATTAAGGAGTAAGACATGGAAGACCAAGGAACAGTAACAGTTAAATTCCCAAGAAAGACGGATACAAAATCAGGTTGGACTATTGACTCGTCATTTATTGCGAGAGTGCGTCACTCAATACCGCCAGATGAGGATGAGTGGATTCCAGGCCATGAAGAAGTCCAAGCGGTCTTGCTTGCTCTTGAGTGCATACCCGCTGGAATTTTTACTCAACCAAAGCAAGATCAGGGTGAGCCTGTGGCGTGGGAATCTGTTTTAGGTGCTGTTGCCCGTGGTTGGTGCTATGAGGAAAACGCCAACAAGACAATGGATTCAGAGCTGGCGCTTGCAATAGCCAAGGAGGTCAGCGCGCTTTACACCACACCACAACAACGCAAGCCGCTTTCGGATGAGCAGATCGAAGCAATCGCAGATGAATATCTTGTCGATTACAGAATACCTGCTGGCTGCGCTTGGTATTTTGCCCGTGACATAGAAGCCGCCCACGGCATTAAGGAGTAACACATGACACAAGATGAAATTATTGAGATGGCTATACAAGGTCATGCAAGCACCCGTGATGCTATTCGTTGGGCTATGAATCAAGAGCGTGAGGAGTGTGCGCTTATTGGCGATGACTATCACGATGAAGAAGCAAACTGTGGTGATTTAATCAGAGCAAGGGGACAAGCATGAGCATTGCCAAAGAAATCTTTGATTTGCCCGAGCACCACCAGATCAGGGAAGATGTAAGAAAGTTTATTGTTAAACAAGAAATCTTACAAACCATTCAAAACTGTCCCATGTGCGCCCAACACCGAGAGGCTAAGAACCTTTGGAGAAAAGTAGCACTTGATCTTTTTACGAGGCAAAAATGACCCCAGAAGATGAAGAATTTGAGCGTATTGCTAGAGAAATCAAACGCAATGCTGAAGATGACGATATTCAAGATTATGTAAAACCTTGGATGGGGTTGACCAAGGAAGAACAAAAGGAATTCTTATACAGCCCCATGCCCTTGGCAGCTTTGATTGAGACCATAGAAACCAGACTCAGGCAAAAGAACACATGAGTTATCTAGTAGGCTCTTTACCACCTTTAAAATGCTTTATACGCAAAGAATTTCTGTATGACCACCATAAGGGTCACGGAGAGTTAGAACCCTGTATCTGGGTGTCTCTCAAAGCCATTAGAGGGCAAGTCTTTAGGATTGAGTCTCTCTTACCTAGATATGGGGCTTTGTATGACAAGCTGCCCATCCACGCTTACTGTTGGAAAGATGGCGGTGATCTACCTTTAGACGCTCTCCAGTTGTGGGATTGCCTTGGGTATCGGTTTACCATCATTGAAAAGGTTTTACTCAGGAATCTAAGTGTTAAGGTCTTCGGCAAAGACCGCCAATGGCACTTTGGAACTTATATGTTTACTGTTGACTTTTGTGCTGACCAGACCGACATTGATACGGGTTTTTCTGAGACCGCAGAGGAACACAAATCCTTTAATTTCATTAAACTTGACAACGGACAGTTTGCTTGTCAACCTAACAATCGGTGCATCTGGTATGACCAAAGTCTAGTGTCAGGAACACTAACACCTGATTTTAATGTTGCCACCCAGACCTACTCGGTGGACGGGTCACGCAAGTGGGTTGCCTCAGATGATTGGTTTTACGATATAAGGAGTCGAGATGCTGACTAGTATTCTTACCATTATTGTTGTGCTACTTATTGGCGCGTTTATCGGTGCAGGCATCCTGATCGCAGTCTTGTGGGTTAGCGCAGAGGATTAGCCGTAGACCCTAGTTCCTTGTTTGTCAATAATGAGGGCTTGTTTACGGGGAGAGTCAAACAACTTGTTGGGAATTGATATATGCGTCCAACGATCAAACTCCCTGATCACTTGGTCATACCCTATCCCAGACGCAATAATAGCCTTCACTACCTCATCGGGGGTCATGCCAGGCACTCTCAGATCGGCAGCGCACCCTACTCGGTGCTGAGAGGTATCTTTTGAGCCTACCGCGTCATTAACCGCTTTACTGCGGAACGCAGAGTTAACCATGATTGGTTTACCGCCAAGCACAGTTTTGACTCTTTCAAGGAATTCAGCCAATCTTTTAAGGTTTGCAAGTTCTTGTTCATTTGGTATGTTCTCCAGTTCCCGATGGTCGGTATGTGTTAGTTCTTCAAGTGTGAAATGCTCTGTAAGGTTCATTTTTTAGCCTTCATGTCCATGATTTTCTCTAGCGTTCTACCCCCAAAGTAAAACGACATAATCAACATTCCCCATTGACCTAGTAACTCTACATAGTTGTTATTTACCTCAATATCCCACGCGCTCATCATGGCAAAGGTTGTGTAGGTAATCAAAATAAACACCAAGGTCATAGGACGGATGTTCTTGGACAACCAAGAGTCAGAACCCATATCTGCTTTGAGTCGTTCAGTCAATTCATGTTGTTCAGCCACATCAGCATTAAGTTTTGCTAACTCGCCATTTTGTTGCATCTCAAGCAGCTTCAATTTGGCTTGCTCTGCTTGTGCTGGGTCTGGAAATACCTTGTCTAGTATCTTTCCACCAATGTCTAAAAGTGCGCCTATAGGTATCATTTTGATTCCTTCAATTCTTTTTTAAGTTTGCGTAATTCCCTGATTTCTTGCTTGAGTTGGGCTTTCATATACAGCGTTTCAATGTAGGCAATGGAGGTTGTAGCAACGATCAGGCATAACGCCACCGCGCTTAAAACCCACCCGATAAGACGCGCAGTTGCCACATTAGCCACCCAAAAAGTAATGATACAAATACCACAGCAATTACTCCACTTGTTAACTCAATAGCCCTGATCTCTTCCTGTTCCTTTTGCCACCGCAATAGTCGCATTTTCTTGACTTCTTCTGCCCTTGCCCATTCCTGTTCTTGTTGAATTCTTGCATACATCTTCAAAAATCTGGTGTATATCGCTTTGAGTTCTGCTGGTGCATATAC